GGGCACATGCCCGAAGTACACGCGACCCTGACGGTGGACAATCTGATCCACGTCGACACGGGCGAGCTGCGCACGCTTGAGGATGGCACGCTCTGCGATGACGAGTGGATCGCGCGCATGTGGGCGAAGGAGCCTGCGAGCTGGGCGGGCATCACGCTGGACGGCCTATGGGAGATGCGTCCCCAAGGCGCATGGTTTGCTCCTATCTGGTCGGCTGCATCGCACGTCAGCGACTCCGCGATGCTTGACGGCGAAAGCTACTGGCATCTCGGCATTGACTACGCGAGCGCCGACCGGCCTCAGGGTCTGGTCGCCGTCTTAGTGCGCGTCGAGCCTACGCGCGGCGACAGCGGCCGCCAGAGCGAAAGCATCATTGTCGAGGATTTGGTCAGCCTGCCGGGCTCGGCAACCGTTACGATGTTTGCGGCTGAGATCGTCAAGATGTTGAAACGAAACGGCCTGCAATGGCGCAACTTGCGGACGGTGTACGGGGATAATCCCGTGCAGGGCCGACACGAATACAAAGGCAACTACGACCTGACGCGCCGGCTTGCTCTGGAGCTACAGGTCGCGCAGACGGGTATCAGCCCGCGCATCCTTGGGGCTAAAGAGCGAATGTCAGGCGGCAGTCGCGATACCGGATGTCGGTATCTGTACGAGGCGCTCGCCTCGCAGCGTCTGGTCGTGCGCTCGCGGTGCAAGGTGCTGATCGAGGCGATCGAGTCGTGGGACTACACCGCGCAACATCCCGCGAAAGACCGCATCGACGCATTGCGTTATGCGCTGAAAGACTACATATTCCCGTCTGGTAGGCAGTTCGCCAGCGTCACCCGTGTAAGGTAGGCTTTCCCATGTACCATACTGACAGCCTCTACATCATTCCGCCACCCGGCGACGACCTTGGCGAGCTTACCCGGTGGGAGCATAGCCGTCTGGTACGACGGATGCTTGACGGCGCATGGGAACAGGACTTGCAAAACCGAGTCGCGCGCGAAGTCGGGCGCGAGCGTGCCGACGCTTGGGGCGTAGCGAAAACGACCTCGATGCCGCTGGTAAGCATCTGCCGCGAGACGGCCGCGCTCTACCTGACCGAGCCCGAAGTACGGGTCGGCGACACTCCGATATTTGGCCCGTTTGCTCAGGCGATCAATGCGGCGGGCCTGTGGCCTCGGATGCCGCGCTATCAGGCGATGGTCATTGGGCTACGCGAGTGCGCCTGGCGCGTCTCGGTGCTGCCGACCGGCGAGATCCAATACCGGCCTGTGTTCCCCGATATGATGGTGTGCGAGGGCAGCGACGACCAGCCCGATACGCCCTACGAGATCAAGGAGATGCGCTACCGCGATGACTACGGGTGGTGCTGGGATTACCTGTGTATCGAGCCTGACGATCCCGAAGGCCCGGTCTACAAAGTGATGCAGGTGTCGACGGGTGCTGACATCAGCATCGAGGTGCTTGGCGGTGACTTCAGCGGGCCGAACTATCCCTACCGGCGCAGCGACGGTACGCCGATTCTGCCCTACGTCCTGTACCACGCCGAAAGCCTCGGCGACCGCTTGTGGAACTGGCGCGGCAACTGGGAGACGGTGCAGGCCTGTTTAGATCTTGGCGTCAACAATACCTTTTTAGGCCATGTGCTCCGCGATGCCAGCTTTCCGCAGCGATACACCCTCGACTGCGGATTCGTTGGCGCGATCCCGGCGGGCATGGATTCCTACTCGCAGCGTGTCGAGGTCATCGCCGACCCCGCGGTAATCATGCGCGCCGAGTCGACGCAGGAAGGTCGCCAGCCGATGATCGGTCAGTTTCAGGCGGGCGCTGATCCTGTTGCGATGGAGGGCGTCATCAGCTCGATCGCGAATCGCATCGCCATCGACGCCGGGCTTCCGCCTGCGGACATCCAGCGCATGGGCGGCACGACGAGGTCGGGCTACGCGATCGCGTTGTCGAACGAGGGCAAGCGGGCGGCGGCTCGTCGGTACGCTCCCGTGTTTCGTCGCGCCGACGAGCAGTTGATGTCGACTACGGCGGTGCTCTGGAACCGCGCAACCGGCGCTGCGCTTCCCGAGCTGGGCTATCAGATCACGTACAAAGATTTGCCGCTGTCCCCCGAGGAACTACAGGCGCGTCGTGCGAACGTGATTGAGCTGATGGGCGCGGGCCTGCTTAGCCGTACTCGCGCGTACATGGAACTCAACCCCGGCATGACCGAGGCAAGCGCGGTCAACGAGCTTGCGCGCATCGACGCTGAACGCCGACTAATGACTATTCCCTAACCCCTGAGGCAAAGTGAACGACACTACCACTACCCCTGAGACTCTCGACATCCCCGAGGATGCTACCCCTAAGGCACGCGATCGCATTGTTGCTTTGTCTGCGGAAAAGGCGCAGCTACGGTCGCAGCTCGATAGCCTCGCGCCGCAACTGGCGGCGGCGGCTACCATGCGCAGCGAACTCGACACGCTGCGGGCTCAGCACGACGCAGCGCGCGCCGAATGGCAAGCAGCGCAAACTGGGTGGATGACCGAACGGGCGATCCTGTCGGCAGGCATCGTAGACCCCGAGGCGGCGGACATCGTGGCGCACGCTTACAGTCGAGTCGCTACCCCTGCCGATGGCGCAAAGCCGTCGCTCGCCGAATGGCTCGCGAATCGCGAGGCGCTCCCCAAAGGTGTACGCGCTTACCTCCCCGATGCGGGCGCGGTGGCTGCACCGGCTGCGACAGGTCAAACGCCTGCGCCGGTTGCTCTCCCGCCTACGCCATCGGTGAACGCCGGCGCATCAAGCGGCACGGCAGCGCCTGCTAAGACTTTCAGCCCCGAGGCTATCCAGCAAATGCTCGGCACCCCGCAAGGCCGCGCGGCCTATGCCGCTAACCGGACGGCGATCCTTGCCTCGCTAAAGTGATACATGCGACACGTTGACACATCGGGCGCAACGTGTCACGATATCTCTACCGTAGGCGGTCGGGTCGAGCCCCGTAAAAACAGAGCGCACGCCGGAACACAATCCCCTTCCGCTCACCCTGTTTTTTCTGGAGTCTACAATGTCTGACGCGCCCATCACCTATGCTTCACTCGGCGATCTTACCGTTGCTTCGACCCTCGCGGCCGAACTGCAGCTCAAGCTCGGCGACCGCGCTTCCCTGATGAACCATCCGGCGATCGCCTACGTCGGCGACGTTGCGGGCTCCGGCTCCAGCGTCAAGAAAGTCGGCATCGTCGGCAAAGGCCTCGACGCGATGGCCTCCGTTGCAGACGGCACCTCGCTTGAAAGTGTCGCGCTGACTACGGCCTCCAAGGACATCACCGTTGCGCGTCAGGCGCTGTACCGTCAGGTCACCGACCTTGCCGGACAGACCTGGGCGAGCGTGGGCGACCTCGTGAGCTGGTGCGCCGAGGATATGGTCGGCGCTGCGATGCTTCGCACCCAGTCGATGATCTGCGTTGCAGGTGGCTCGTTCTCGACTGTCGTCGGTACTTCCGGCGCGGCCCTGACCGTCACCAACATCTTCAGCGCGATCGCCGCTCTGGAAGCGCAGTCCTGTCCCGGGCCGTTCCTGTGCGTGCTTGCGCCGAAGCAGCTCTCCGACTTTCAGAATAGCTTGCGCTCTGAAACCGGCGCTTTGCAGTGGATTCAGCCCACTGCCGAGCTGCTCGCGATCAAGGGTCAGGGCTACGCTGGCACCTACCTCGGCATCGACTTCTTTGTGTCGTCCAAGGTCGTGACCTCCGGCTCGGACAAGACCGGATTCTTGATCAGCTACGGCGCGATCGGCTACGCTGACGGCACCCCCGCGCCCATCATGGGTGCGGGTGGCGTCGTGTACCCGATGGGCACGAAGATGTACGTCGAGCTGGGGCGCACCCCCGAGGCGGCGCTCTCCAAGATCGTTGGAAACTACTACGTCGGATTTGCTGAGCTGCAAGACCTCATGGGCGTGCAGATCACTACCCGCGCGTCGTAGTCTCTCCCTCCAGCCCGACCGGCGTAACAACCGGCCGGGCCTCCCTCCCACTCACTACAGGCTATCGACACATGGCACTCGTAAATCAATACAGCCCGAAGAGCTACAGCGGCACAGCATCGACGGCGACCGGCCTCGCGCTGAACCCCGGCGATTACCCCGACTTCCGGCTTATCTACCATCCGAAACGCTGGGCTTTTCACCTCACCGACGACCAGAGCGCGGGCGAGTGGTTGCCCTATCTTGCGACCCTTTCATTTACGCCGGGTGTCAACTGCGTTGATAAAGACGGCGATGTATCGCTTGCCTTTGCAACGAAGATGCGCGAGGGCTGGACAATCGTTGAGCCTGCGTCAGACTACATCGCGACCTACGATGCGCGCCCGCTTCCATCTGGCAAGGTGCCTCAAATCTTCCTGCCTATCTGGATGGTGCCGACTCCCCTCGGCAACGAAGTGCGGGTCAAGTACGACAAAGAGACACACTTTGAGTTTTTGCGCAACCTTGTTGCAAGCGGTCGGCTTCCCAGCCTTGACCCCGACGCGGCCGAGATCATCCGAAACCGAGTACAAGACGAACACGACCGCGATGCGGGCGACGGCTCCAGCGACGGCAAGGCTGCTCGGCGAGCTGCGCAGGCGGCGAAAGTGCTTGCGGCGATGGATTCCGTTGAGGTCGCGCCACCAGCAAAGCCGGCGAAACGGTCGGCACGGGTGCATGCATGAACGAAGCCGATGTTCGCCGCGCAAAGGATGCGCTCGCCCGCAAGGCCTACGAGCAAGGCGGGGCCGATGCAGTCAAACGCTCTGAAAAGCTGCGCGAAAGCGCGGTAAAAGACTTGATCCGAATCAAAACCAAGTAGGAGTATCATCATGGCCGTTCCCGAAAAGATCGCACAGTACCGCAACGCCCAAGGCTTTACCGGCCTCGTCGTCAAGGATGACGCCGACGCATCTGACGGCACCCTGCTCGGCGGGCACATTGTCCACGCCGGTATGATCAATCCTCCGGGCGCGTCGACTGCGGCAGCTGGTTCTTTG